AGTACTGTGGCGTCCCCGTTGTGGTTGAACTCGGGAAAGCCTCCCGCATGAAGTTCACATCCTTGTTCAGCAGGTAGCTGAACGTAGTGCCCGATGTAACCCCAAACGAAAACGCAGACAAGAAGTCTGTCGGCACTACAAGCAACGGATTACCGATGGTCAGCGTGAGGTTTGATGTCTTCCGCAAATTGGGAAGCTGCACCGAGTTGTAGATGCGTTGTTCGGATAGGCGGGTCAGAAGCGCAAAGTCTGTCGCGGAAAACGTATTTTCCGTGCTGTCCTCAACGGCAGTCTGCAACTCGGAGTAGTTCACAACTCACCTCACGCCATCGGCCCGCGAGACATGAAACCCCGCGTAGCAGCACCGGACCCACGCTGCTTGATGCCCGTGGTCTTCGGACCGGGAGCGGACTCCTTGGAGATGTTGCCCACCACCACGCACAGGTCACGCGGGTTGACCGGGCCTTGCGGGTATGCCTGCTTGGCAGGGGGCAGTTTTGTGATCTTGCTCATGGTTCACCCCGTCTTCTGGTTCATGGCGCGGGCCATGTTCTTGCCGTATTTCATGCGGTCCTCAGTGGTGGGACCGCCCTTCTTGAAGGCTTTCCCTCCCTTGGCAAGCTTGGTCAGCGGCTTGCCCGGGTGCATCGCACGTTCGTGCTTGTGAACATCTTTCATCATCGCTCCTTAGGTCGTGACAATTTGGACTGTACCAACATATCCCTGCCCAACCAAGCTATTTGGCGTCAGGGGCGCATCAAAACCACTGGACCCACCTATCGGTGCCCAGCCCCACTGAATCACCCGGCTACCCTCTGACGGATACCCGCCAGTGTTTACTCCAGAAGCGTACCAAGTGTTCGTGTCAGGACGAGGATCGCGGATAGCTTGCGGGTCACTAACTGGGTACATACCCAGTTGTAATTGCGGATGATCTGGGGTCCAGCATTGAGGACACGCTTTGATCTGTGTTTGCTTGGTTTTGACTACAAGATTCTTGAGCTTTTTGAGGTCAAAACGAAAACCGCAAAGATCGCAGAACCCGAAGGCTTTTGCACCATTAGCAAAGCGATTGCTCATGTCCGATTTCCTTTCCGTGAGTTTTCTTCCCCACGGAGAAGTTGCAGGTTGTTTGGAACATGCAAACCAGACACGCTCTTACCTTGCAAAGGCAAAACATGATCAACATGCCAAGACTCATTGTTTTCCCGCGTCAACATTGCGGCGATTGAGTAATAGCATTCTATTTTTAGTTTATCAAAGTCTGACAACCATGCAGGAGTTCGCTGCTTTTTTGCCAACTGCCGCATACGGGTCCAAGCAAGCACTCGACCTTTGTTTTTCTTGCGCCATTCTTTTGACTGCGTATTTTGCTTTTGTCTTTGATCTTCACTCATTGACTCACGAACGCGTTTCGCTATAGCACGAACCAATTCAGGCTGCTCTTTAGTGCGTTTCTTTGCGTAACTTCTTTTTTTGGCAAGAAGCTCATCTCGGTTAAAAACGCGGTATGCCTGTAGGTGTATTTTTTGACATTCAACGCAACCACGATTAGAAACCAAACGTTCAGCCACATGCCCTTTTTTGCAAGGCTCGCCAGTGCTATACCTTTTTTGCCCAAGTAATTTTGCGTTTGCAAGTGCAGAATCTTCTTTTTTAGTGCGCACTAAGGCGCGTGATGTGCGCTGCCATTCATTTTTTCTGGCTCTAACTGCATCACGGTTGTTTGCCACATATGCAGCGTCTAAAACAGCTTTGCAAGCCTTACAACAACGCCCCTTTTTTGGGAACGCCGTAGGCTCTTTTTCAACGCCGCATTTAGAACACGTAAACATTGAACAAACTACGAGATAAATTGTTGTCGTGGCACAAATCTTACTGCAGCTTTCTCTCTGTCTTCTGTAGAAGCCGCCAGCCAGTCCTCATCGTACTGCGCTTTCAGTACCTGCATACGCTCCATCGCGCCGGGGATCTTCATGGACAGGTAATACGCCAGTCCAGACACCAGAGCAGGGATGAACCTGAATGGCACATCTTGCGTGTACGTCCCGCCTGCACCAGCGTCCTGAATCCTGCGAAGCCGCCAGTAGACAAACGTGTAGGTCTGAGAATTGTCAGGCACCGGCCAGACGGTGAACTGCGGAGCCGTTGCTTGGCGGTTGATCCACACTTGAATCGGCCTTGCCTGTTGCAACTTGTTCGGGATGGATGAGTAGGTGGAGACTGAAATGCGCGTGATGGTCAGGTCAGTCTGCGTGGAGACATTACCCGCGCCTGTGCGAATCACATGCTCAATCAGATCTACCGTATCGGCGGGCAGTGTGTACGTGGCAGTGCCAGGAGTCAGGACTTGTTGGCCTTGTTCGATGCACCACATGTTTATGCCCCTCGACGCCCAATCCATGAGCATGAGGTTCATTGATGTTCTTGCCGTGCGCAAATCCCAGCCCGTGCGCAACTCGGCACCACAACGAGCCATCGCTTCCTCAACAAGTTCGTTGAGGTCCATGTTAAATGTTGCAACGCCAGAAGTTGTCATGGCTTACTTCGCTGTCAGCGCAGAACGCTTGAAGGCTTTGGCAGTAGGAGCGCCGGGAGAACCCGGCTTGCGCATGGTTTCATCCGATCCAGCGGCAATCCGCTTGCGCTTGGCGTTGATGTTGGCGTACAGACCGATCTCTCCACCTTCTGCGTACTCGGCAAAGTCCGTGTTGTCCCTGCGGGCATGGCGCTTCCCGCCCTGAAGGAAGTCGGTGTTGTCACGGCGCTTCTTCAGTTCGGGTCGAATGTCACCCATGCCACGCGAAGGTCTCACACAAACCTCCCTTTTGTTTTGCCGCGCTGTTCGCATCCACCGCCACGGACGGATCCGCCTTTGGCGTAGCTTTTGACCTTGCCGCCTTTGCGGAATTCACCACCAGTTGGTTTATCTTGACTTGCACTACGCATAGTTCTTTCAGACATCCAACTAGATTCATTGGGTTTTTGCGGTTCTATCTTTCTTTCAGCTGCTTGCCGCCGCATCATCGCCCGACGAAGCAACTCAACTTCTTTGGCTTCTATGCTGCTTAAAGGGTTTGCACCAGCGGGAGCCGGTCTTCCTGCTAGAGCCTCAAGCCATGCTTCATCGTTAGATGTTTTTTTGGCTCCGGACTCCAATCCTTCTTGTCCTGCTTCCTTGGCAGATTTTTTGGCCGCTTGTTTGGCTGCGCCTTGAGCAACCATTCTTGCAATAACTGCTGGTAATGGCATCTCACACCACCTTGCACTTACGCAGGCCGCGCTGTTCGCAGCCGCTACCCTTGACAGAGCCGCCTTTGGCGTAGCCCTTTGCCATGCCGCCGCGCTTGTAGGTCATGTCGGACGTATCCTCATTGTCGTAACGAACCCGTGTGCCTGGGCGTTCAACATCGGACAACTTGTACCCGCGTCCTGCACCACGACTGGTGCTTGCAGAAAGCGCGGGCTGCTTTGCGGGTTTTGATGGCTCAGCACGATTGAGGCCACGCGATCTTTGGTCTTCATCTGAACCAACGTCGGTAAACCGTTTGGCCCGCACAAGAGCGCCAAGCGGATCGCTGCTTTTGTTTGCGGCTGCAAGATCTTTGGCAGAAACGGCGCTTTTGTTGGTAGCCAGCGCAGTCGTGTACTTCTTGCCTTGCCAAGTGAAGTCGCTACGCTTTTCTGCGCGGGCTTCAGCAAAGGCTTCCTTGAAGGATTTGGGCTTTTTGGGCATCAACTCCGCCGCAGCGGCCATTCCCGTGGCAGCAGGGCGTTCGTCTTCACCGTAAGTGTTTTCAACCATGATCGCTCCTTAGCACTTCCCGCCCATTGCCATCTTGACCATCTTGCCCTTGGTCTTACCCTTGGATTCGATGCCGCCTCCACGGGCGTACTTCTCGCCCTCAAACTTGCGCTCTGCAGCTTTGTAGGACATACCGGCTTTCTTGGCAGCGGTCTTTTCCTTGCGCTCTTCGGCAGGGGTTTCCTTGCCAGCGAAGATTTTCTTCATCGTTGCGTTTTTCATGATGCCTCCTTCGGCATGTGCTTTGGGACCAACAAACTTCTTCGCTACGCTGGGCGGGACGTCAGTCTTGCCTGCAAGTGAAGCATACATAAACCTACGTTGTTTCTCGGACTTAACCGGCATTTTTGTGCACCTCTACCAAGCGGTCCAGCTTAGTATCCAGACGGTCAAGGCGATCCAGAACACGGTTAATATCAGCATGGACTTCTACCTTTGTCACGTATTCCTTGGCAACCTCTTCCCGCGTCTTGTTCAGCAGGATGCCAAGCCGGTTGATTTCTTTGGACTTCTCAGCCAAGATCCACCCCAACAATGCAAGGAAGACGGAGAGAAGTGTGTTCCATATGATCGCTTCCATCTCAGCACTTCCATGCACGCAAAGACTTATTGATACGAGAGTTCGGATCTTTTGCCGTCTTCTCGCTGGTGAGCTTGTTCTTCATCCCTTTCATCCTGGCACAGAATGAATCGCGGCGAG